AGAGTATCTGGTTCAGAATAATATTCCAAGAACTTTAGAAATGCGTCTCCATATCCAAAGTCATTAGAAAGCATGGTAAGCATAGAGGGATCTGAAAAGACAGATACCTTCTTACCATGGAATTTCATATAGTCTTGAGAAATGTGAGAGGCAACAGAATTGCTACCTCCATTTCCTAGAATAATAATTCTTTTGTGTTCATTGAATGCTTTTTGAAATTTTTGAAACTCTTCTTCTGCATGAGCATGTTCTAGAGATTCAATATATTCCTTAAATGGATTCATGGTTATGCTTTTTTAGTAAGACAGAAATAGATACTGTTGCCACGATCATTATGGTTTCTAAACATAGCATCACCAAACAGATATCCAAAGAAGAGTCCGTGTGGTTTTGCTACAACACCCGCTGGTTTATCAGGATGATGAGCATATTCAAGTCCAGCAGGAGCAGCAGGCCAAGAAGGATCTACAGCAAGTTCGAAACCATTATCAAACAAAATGTTAATCCATTTTGCAGAGTTGAATACAGATTGATGACGACTTACCAGTTTACCATCAATGTATCCAACATCATCACGAACTACTGCAATAGAGCAGCAGAAAACACCATCATCTTTAAGGTGCTTTTTGATATTACCAAAGAACATTGGAAGATCTTCTTCGGCAATGTGCTCAACGACTTCCCAGGTAGTAATAAAATCAAACTTCACTTCCTCACCATCATCATAAAGTTGATAAGGTTTGGTAAGGTCTACGGTGAAAAGGTTCTTATCTCCATACTTATCCCAATTGTGCTTACCAGCACCACGTTCCCTAGCATTGGTTGACCCTTCAAGTCCAACTCCATAATCTCCAGACTCAATGAAGTCAACAACAAGTTGGCCACCAGCACAACCAAGATCCATCATTTTGATGGGTCTACCGAAATGCTTTTTAACAGCAGAAATATAATCTGCATCAGTTGTATTATCGTTTACAGTTCCAACTGGAGCAATATGATCAGGCGATTCAACTGCTACTGGATGTTCTGTTTCTAATGTAATCATAATTTTTTGCCTTTTACTCCGTCTGGCGATACATTAATTTTAACCGATGAATATGGTAATGTCAATTTATCTTTTTCTGAAAAGGTTAAAAAGAAACCACCATTACCTGCTCCGCATAATTTATGTGCGGTTACAAGTGGATTATTTAGTAAATATTCATCAATCTGTTTTATAGAAGAATTTTCATTAATCGATGAACTAGTTTGTTTTTTCTGTTCCCAACTTTTGTTTAGATGATATAAAAATTCATCATAGTTCTTTTGATACAAACAATCATATGCAGTTTCAAGCGTATCAAGAAGTGGTGGTATCTTATCAAGATTTTTACTAACGTCTTTCAAAATATTTTTTGAATTGCGTGTCACTCCAGTGAATACCAAATGCATATCATAGTGTTCAAACAGATCAGTTGATTGGAAATCATACTTTACGATTCCACCTCTCTGAAATTCAATACGTTTGAACCCACCAATACCACATCCATATGGATCTTGATATCCACAATATGGATTAAATTCTCTTTCCAAATCATAAGCAAGAGAACATATCTCAACATCCGTCATGTTTAATCCCTTAAACATTGAGACGCATTTGATAAGGTTAATTAGGTATGAAGATGAAGATGCTAAACCACTTCCTTGTGAATAAGCATCGCTAGTCATACTAACGTTTAGTGGAGAGCATCCAAAGTGATTTAGAACAACTCTAACCAAATCATTTTTAATATCTCCAATATATTCTGTTTCTTCTCTCTTTGAATAGTTTACAATATACTTGCGTCCCTGCATATTATATCCAAACTTATCCTCATGTAAAGAGATATAAGTTTTAAGATCACAAGTGAAACTGATAACAGCACCGTATCCATACTTCTCTACAAAGTATGGATTATCTGTTGAACCACCAAATAGAGAAACCCGAAGTGGGCAAGAAGAAACATACATTAAATTACAATCCAATCAGGACAATATAGATCTTTAGTGTCTTTATCAGCATATGCAGGACCAAACCACATCTTTGGAGCAATGACTTTTTTATTTGGATTAGATTGAAGCCATGCTCCCCACCAACTCATACTACTATTAGCAATAATAGCATGAGAACAAAGAGACATCAAACACAAGTCAACATATGGAAGATATGAACCATCAGAATACTTATCTTGTGGTTCCGAAATCAAGAATCTATCTCCTTTAAAAAACTCTTGTTCTTTAACCCATTCTGGGGAGTCAGAGAAAACAATCACTGGTTGATCGCTATCAAATTGTTCAAGTGCTTTCTCATAATACTCTAATGACTGAACAGGATGTTGATCAGAACAGTTTACATATGCCCACTTAAATCCTCTTGGATCAACCAGATTCGGGTCTCCACGACGCACATGAAGCATGATTGGTTCTTGACCATCAAACTGTTCAATAAACTCTTTGCATGGTTCTAGATGCTCATCCCTGAATGTATAATCCTTACGAATCTCATCTGAAATATGTTTGAAGTATTTTTCAGACTGGAAAAATCCATGAAGACTTACATTGTCTGGACACTTCTCAAAAAGAAGGTCATCAAAATGAAAGAATCTTTCTCCGACATACTGGAAATCATCATACGTTCCAATATTTTTTTGACCAACAGATCCCAACTTAAAGCATTCATTGAGACTATAGTTCTCAATTCCCTTCATATGAAAAGGTGGGATAGACCAATCATAACCATGATGAGCAGCAATACCCCGAAGAGCAGCATACTCAAACATTTGATTACCCAATCTACCCAAATTACCAATCTGATTAAATGCTAACATACTTCTTAAGATACTCTTGATTTGAATAATATTCTTTTAGTTTTTGTTTATTTAAAGTTTGTAGATGATTCCATACTTCAAAGTTTTGTGCCATATATGGATTACCTCTCACCGAAACAGGCCATGAATTTTGACCACGACTGTGTTCCAAGTGATAAATCCAATTATCAATTCTTCCTACATTATAACCAAGAGTAGTAAATCTAAAGAATCTTTCCTTGTCTTCTGGAGATGAACCTCTAAAGTTTTCATTCTCCATACCACCTTCAATATAGACAGAACGTTTAAAGAACTGTACCCATCCAAAATCAGATGTGCTGATTTGTGATTTGTTTTCAAGAATAGAAAAATCAAAATCAGTATTTAAGAAATCAGAAACAACTTCATCATTAACATGAACTTGTTTTTGATATGTTCCATTTCCATAAGGATAAACTACATCACAAGTCCCATTCAAGATTGACTCATATGCATTCACATACGTTTGTATCGGCAATAGAACATCACAGTCATAGTTAATTACAACATCAGTTTTAGACATCGCAAGCATTTCGTTAAGAATGTGCATACGATAAAAAACAGGGTCATCTGATTTCTCAAATACATGAACCAGATTTATATCCCTACCAATAAATTCTTTTACTTGAGGTAAAACATTTTCCTCAAATACTGGCTGACTATCAACTTCTTTTACAATTACATTTGTATCAAAATTGCCAAATAAAAAGCAAAGAAGAGTAATGATATTTCTCATCCTATCTTCAGATTCAATCCTCAGAGGAATGATAAAAGTAGCATTTGATAAATCAATCATTTGGATATTCCCAATTCTCAAAAAAGTCTGCGTGTTTCTTTTGTAGATATTCTAACTCGCTTTGAATAAATTGCCAAGAAGACCCATCGCCTTCTACAACAATATCATACTTTGATGCCTCTTGTGCTGATAATCTATCATTACGAATTCTACTGGTGACAAGGACATCATTTAAAAATGCAGGTAATCCATATTTCATTCTTAGTCTGTGATACCACTCATGATCCATAGACATCATGGCATTGGAATCAAAATATACTTGACAATCATTTCTGACTGTTATATTTGTTGGTGCTCCCAATAGATTATTTCCAACTAAAAGATGATCTGGATAGTGTGGTGTCTTGGAATTAAAGAAATTTACACCATCTGTAGTGTGATTAAATCCACATGCTAACCATTTCTTTCCAGTTTCATCCAGAGTTCTTACAATCTTTTCTAGTGCCGAATGATCAACAAAAAAGTCATCACAGTGAAGAATTTTAATATACTCACCTTCACAGTTTCTCATAGCAACATTTGAATTAACTGTCCCTGGATGTGGAAGTTGTCTATCATAAAAGTTGCGAATGTATTTAATTTTAAACTTAGTTGAATACTCTTCACATAAATTAAGAGCATCATTTATTTTTGAGTGATCAGAAATGACCACTTCAAAATCTTTGAAAGTCTGTCGCTCGATGGTATCGAATGCTTGCTTTAAATACTGAACACCAACGGAGTCTTTAACATATAGTGGTATAGCAATAGAAATCTTCATAATACCTTCCAATGAGACAAGTATAAATCTTGAGTTGATTGATGAGAACCAGCAGGACCATACCATTGTTTTGGAGCAACCACATTTTGTGAGTTTGCCAACCAAGCACCCCACCAACTAAAAGAAGAATTAGCAATAATATGATGAGTACACATGGTCATCAAACACAAATCCATCAGATTATTTCCTGTTTCAGAAATCAGAAATCTTTCTGGTTTAAAAATTTCTTGCTGTTTACACCACTCAGTATCATCAGAAAAAATAATAACAGGAAGATCAGAATCAAATTGAGCTAAGGCATTTTGATAATAATCGGATCCACAGTTTCCATGAAATGAAACATTATGAGCAGAAAGATAGTCGGACCTTCTAACATGTAAGGATAGAACTTCTTTAAAATCAAATGCTTCTTTACATGGATTTAAAATTTCTTTCTTAAAAGTAAAATCTTTTCGAATCTCATCTGAGATATGACTGAAGTATTTTTCAGTTTGAAAATATCCATACAAACTTACATTGTCTGGACACTTATTTACATAATCTTCACTGTAAATATGAGAGTGATTATCAGGTTCCTTGTAATATTCACCATCAATAAATCCAATATTTTTGACGCCTGTCATTTCAAAAGCATCAAAGAGTTGGTGATCATTCCACTGGTCCCTAAAGTCGGAATCAGGAATTATAAAATCATATCCTTTTTTCGCAGCAATACCTCTAGTTGTAGCATACTGGAACATCTGATTTCCAAGTCTGCCATTTCTACCTAGATGATTATATCCAATCATTTTTATCCCTCAATTGTTATTCCTGGAGGCAAGTTATAATGAAAACCAAAAGGAATTAATCCTTTATTCTCTGGTACAGGAGTTTCATAAGAGAATCTAGCAGCGACTTCTACTGAAGGAAACTTACACCCCTCTTCAATAAACATATGTCTGTTATGAACACAGATGTTTCCATCTTCAGCAAAGTTATTTGCGTTAAAGTGTTTGTAGAAATCTCCAGATGTACAGTCAAATGGAATGTCTCTCTTCAGTGGAACTTCAAGAAGTTTTTTACTTCTTAAAGAAAATCCACCGTTGCCAACTCTGATGTGTTCATTGAATGGTGTTAGATATGAGTTCTCTTTATAAGGCCAAGGAGCACCAATATAATCATATTCTAAGAACTCATCAGACCATGCATTAGGATTAACAATAAATGCATGATCTTGAATGAGTAAACAAAACTCTTTATCTACATGAGTATGAAGATCATAAAGAACATATTTACTATATTCATTAATCTCGGTAATTGGATATACCATTTCTTCTACAACAATACCATCTTGTTGTAGAGAGTTTTGATATTGATCTTTAATTTCTTTTGAGGTAATGAGTTTTACAGATCCAAACTTTGCCTGGTCAAGACAAGTATAGATTGCTCTAATTGTGTTTGGAACCCTAGATGTATTGTCAATAGCAACAAGAGTTATTCTGGATAAATCAAGCATTGATGAAAGATTCAATAGTTTTTTCAATATAACCAATCATATCTTGATTGATTGTTGGCGAGCATCCAAGGAAAAATACTTTATCTAGAACTTGGTTTGCCTTTGGATATTTAGTAGCATCATCTAGATGACTATATCCAGGGTGAAGGAGAATGTTTCCAGCAAAGTAATTTCTAGTTTGAATCTTATTCTTTTCCAAATAAGCAACAAGAGATCTCTTTAGGGTTTTATCTTCACAAACAATAGGAACACCAAACCAACTTGTTTCTGCATCATCTCTTTCGTTTACAACCCTAGTTCCAGGAATCTTTTCAATAATTTTTTGAATCCTTTCTTTGTTGTCTCTACGAATATTATGAATCTCATCAAACTTAAGAAGTTGAACAGACCCAACAGATCCTTGCAAATCCAATGGTTTCAGATTATATCCCATGTTAGAGAAAACATACTTATGATCAACTACATCATCATAGTGCTCTAACCAGGTATCAAATCTTTTACCACAGACACCATTTGAAAGGAGGTTCTGTTGACCAACACAATAGCATCCTCTTCCCCACCAAGCAAAACTACGAGCAAGATCAACAATACCTTTCTCATTAGATGAAACCATACCACCTTCAATCGTACAAATGTGGTGGGCTGGATAGAAAGAACAGGAGGCAGCAATAGCATGTTTAGTAAGGTATTCACCCTTCCACTTACTACCAAGACTATCGCAGTTATCGGCAATCAGATGAATGTTATTTGATTTGCAGATATCAACAATCTTATCAATGTCATATGGATTTCCAAGAACTGGAGAAGAAATAACTGCCTTGGTTCTACTTGTGATCTTACTAGCAACTTCATCCAAGTTCCAGTTCAAATCTTCCCAATCAATATCAACAAAAACTGGTTTCAATCCACATTGAACAATAGGAGCAACAGTGGTAGCAAAACCACAAGCACAGACAATGATTTCATCACCATCTTGCCATCCAAAGTATTTCTTTAGAGCAGCAAACATTACAAGGTTGGCAGAACTTCCAGAGTTCACCATCACAGAATACTTAAAGTCAAACTTTTTAGAAAACTCATGTTCAAACTTATTGACTTTTTCTCCAGAAGAAAGCCACTTTCCTTTAAGAACAGAGTGGATGAGTTCTCTTGCTTCCAAATCATCCCAATAAGGTCCAGAATAATAAACTGGTTTACCTTCTACCCAATCTTTATTTGCAATGAATGGAAAGATATCACTATCCATTTCTTTTGCAGACTCGATAAAAGTATCAATTAGTTGGTACATAGTTCTTTAATGATTTCTTCTAGTGAAATTGATTGTGAGAAACCTAATTCTTTTAGTTTTGTTGTATCAAGATAAAAGTCTTTTGCTTGTACAATTTTGTGAAATTCTGGTGCCTCTTTAGACTTTATTTGAGAATTTGAATTTAGATATTCTTTTGCTAGACCTATTATATCACCAATTCTCGTTGGTTGTCCACTTCCAATATTATAAATCTCATTAATATTTCCTTCATCACATATAAGTTTTATTGCTTTACAAACATCATTTACGTGTAATACATCACGAATTGGCGTCCCTTCATCATACAAATAAACATCCTCATCTTTTTTGAGAAGTTCAATCATATAACTCAAAGCATTTTTCTTTGTAGAAAGTTTTCCATCACCCTTCCCAAGAACATTACAAAGTCTCATAATTCTGTAATTGACTTTGTATGTTTTACAAAAAGAAATCAACAAATC